TTAGGGCGAGAGTAGAGCTTTGGACACCGGCACCTAGAGATAACACTTGGATCGACTTCATTTCGATCTCCTTGAATTGACGCCGCCATCAGGGCGAGTGTGGTGCTCTGCACGCCGGCACCAAGCGAGAGAATGCGGCATCACGCGCGCTTCCGTAGCACCAGGCGTGTTGGCTTGGCCGGCGCGACCGGCTTGCGCGACCGCGGCAGATCGGGCAGCACGATCTTGCTGTCACCGCAGCCGGAACAGACCAGCACCATCCGTCCCTTGCGGTCGCGGTCGCGCAGGCGGTCGCTGTGGCCGAACCAGCAGGTGGAGTTCAGGCGTTTCAAAAACTTCATCCAGTTCATCGTCACAGCCTCCGGCGATCTTGTTTCAGCCCTGCCGCCCTGGGCGCTTCGGGCGACATCTCACGGAACCGATTCAACCGCGCCAGCTCGTCCTGCTGCTTGGCGACTTCTTGGTCAGCCCACCGACCGACCAGCCAGCTGATCGCCCAAGTCAACAGGCTCACGAACAGCGCGCCGAGCAGTAGTCGTGTTGTCATTGGATCGCCAGCCTCCGCTTTGCCGCCGCGGCCAATCCGCGCCGGTATTGCCAGGTGCGTTCCTGCGGTCGCCGATGAGCGAGTCGAGAGACGCCGCCACGGCACAAGACGCAGGTCTTGGTGCGGCCCGAGAGCCGCGCCGGTCGCTTGAGGCAGACCAGGCAGGTCATGCGCGCACCTCGGTGATGATGATGCCATCCTGCGCCAGGAGCATCTTCTTCTTGAGCTTATACACCGGGGTCTGCACGCCCTTGACGTCCTCGACGACCGGCACCGAGACTCCAGGGAAGCGATAGCGGAAGTCGGCGACGTAAGTGCAGACCTTGATCGCGTTGACCAGCAGCGGGAATCGGGGCTGGAGTTCGAGGTCGCAAATCGTGCCGGCGCGCTCGAGCATCTTCAGATGACCATACCGCCGCGCCTCAGCTTGACTAGCGAACCGGATGCCGTCCACGATGGTCGGCTTCGCGTGATACTTCGAGGCCATCACCACGGGCTGGTCTCAAACAGGCGTGGCTGCGACACAGGTCGCGCCGGCACGAAGCGATACTCGCTGACCGTCACCTCGCCGACCTTTCGCTGCCGGTTCTCGATGTTCATGCCCAGCGTGCGGCAATCGCTGACTCGGCTGCGCCAGGCGTAGGCGCCGCCGACCTGGGCGATCGCTAGGCCGTCGATCCACTGATCGGGCCGAGCGCGGAAGTACTCCTCGACGCGACCGCGGAATGTGTTCATGCCGTCCTCCTCGCAGGGGTTCGCCATCCCAGATTGGCGCACGCATCACACCCGGCCTCGTAGCCTTCCGCATAGCCCTTCCGACGCGCTTCCTGCATCCGATTCCCCAACCACGACTTCCGCACCTCGCGCCCACGCTGAAACGCCTCCGCGGGACTGAGAGTGGCAATCGCGGCCCAATCCGTCGGGGTCTTCACCTTCGCCCGTCCACCCTTGCGGCCGGCCGCGACCCGTGACGCTCGAGAGCGCCCATTCGCGGCGCACCGTCGGGTGCAATACTTCGCCCGATCAGGATGACTTGGGCGAAACCAGACGCCGCAATGTGTGCAGGCCATGCCATGACGTCGAGGGAAACTCATCAGGCTTTCCTTTCGGCGCCGAACAACTTCAGCCGCAGACGACTCATCGCGTCCTGCATGAGGGCGGGATCACCCTTCGGCCGCGGCCTGGCTCCCAGCCCATCAGGCATCGGCGGGTGAACCCAGTCGCCGGTTTGGTATTGGTGATACTCCGACTTACTGAGTGCCGTCAGGCCGAACGTGCTAGTGCCGCCCTGTGGGGCTGGCACGCCGCAATCAGGGCAGCGCGACATGAACTCGTAGACGTGGCCCTCGCGGCTCCGCATCGGCCACGCTTCCACCCAGGTCGAGCCGTGGCACGTCGCGCAGTGGTCGTGCGTCTTGTCCATGCCGGCGATGCGACCGCGGATGATCTCGAGCAGCTTGCCGAGCGCCGGCCAGAACCGATCCGTCGCCCCACGAATCAGCATCGTGACGGCGTGGTCGAGCGCGTCGATGTGGTAGTGCTCGACGGCCTGGAACCACTCGACGCCCAGCGCGCCCTTGTCCAGGTCGCCGCCCAGATGAAAATGCGCCTTCAGCCGGTTGAACTGCTCGTCGAACTGAGCGGCGTTCATCGGCTGGCCCCTTTCGCCATGCGCTCGGCCTTGCGCTGTGCTTCAATCTCCAGCGCCTTCGCAATCGAGAACGGCTCCGACTTCGACTTCGCGGCCACCTCGGGGTGCGTCTCCGACCACCGGACGCGCCAGAACTTCAGGTTGTCGCCAATCACCTGACCTTCATGCGCCGCGCGCACCCCAGCGGCCCACTGCCGCACGTAGTCGGCGCCGGGCGACTTGCGGACGAACTCGCCGAAGACGAAGTCCGGCAGGCAGACCCAATCGCAGAAGCCAGTGACGTGGTCGCCGTGGATTTTTCCCCATGTTTTGGGATTCGCTTCACCCGAGATGAGCGGCCTCAGCGGCGTCGTCGTTGCTGCTTTTGCTTTTGTATCTGCTTCTGTATCTGCTTCTGCTTCTGCTTGTTGGAAATCGCGGACATTCTCGGACACTAGCGGACGGGGCGCGGACATTCTCGCGTTTCGCTTGCGAATGCGGTCACGCTCACGGCGGTCGTCGGCGCTCATTTTGTTCCGGTACGTGCCGTGATTCACGATGCCCCAGCCGCCTTGTTCTGGCACCAATCGACGGCCATCAAGGACACCGCTCCTATCGTCCCCATCTGGCCCCAGAAGGCAATCTAAGGCGCTCTGGCACTGTTCGATGGTGACTCTGGACACACGCGCGAGGGACTTGACCGTCCCGTCTACGTGACCGTGTTGGTCAGCCAAGGCCAGCATCGTGACCCAGACTAACCGCGTTTCCATAGACTCCTCCCAGATGGAAGACATCAGGATCGAGCTGAAAAGTTTTGTGTATCCGCTCATTTTTCGCTTGTCCGCGGACTATCCCACGGACAGAGCCTCCAGTCAACAGTAAACGGTAGATCGATAAACATGCATTGAATCGAGCCGGGAACGCCCCCCGATACTAGCCGTCGGGGTCATAAGCCCTCCCGCGCTAGGACTCTCTCAGCAACCTGAGAGAACGCCCCCGGCTCGAAACGCTTGGCGGGGTCGTGGTGTCTTCGCCTTCCCTAACGCCAGCCCATCGGCCGGCTGAAATTGGACGCGCCACGCCCCGCCAATCTGTTACGCGGCCTTTGCCTGCTTCTCAATCACAATCAAGCCGCCCTTCGTCACTCCGCATCGACTCCACCCAGCTCGTAGAAAGCAGTAGCCAGGATTCGCTGACTTGATCCGCGCCGAGTTGACGTAGGTGTAATGCCGGCGACCAGGCCAGAGGCAATCAGCAATTGCATCCGCTTGACGAATGAGGATTGAACTTTGATGCGCTCCTTCGTTCCTGAACGCCGCGCAGTTGATGCCGTCTTGTCGTTCTCCAGTGCGCTGGTCAATGCAGTCGTCTTTGAATCTTCTCCAGACAAAGAAGGCTTCTCCTGCGAAGGTTCGCAACACGACCTTCTCACCTGGGCCGCAAAAGAGTCGACGGATACGGCCATCGGCGTAGCTATACGCTGAGTAGTGCTTTTTATAGAGCGTGAGGCAGTCAACATCCCCGTCCTTTGTCAGCCACCAAGCTGGATCATTCACCGCGCCAGCCGCAATTCGTAATTACGTTTTGTGTTTGCGTCTTGCTGCGACCTGGTGGCCCATCGACAATTGGTCGGCTCGTAGTTGCCGAACGGATTAATCCGATCGATAGACATACCCGCAGGCCGTTCGCCCATGTCGGCCATGAAGTTCTCGAAATGGCCCCACCGCTGACAGACGGTGACGCCTTTTGCGCCGCAGTAGCTGTAGCTACGAAACTTAGTATTAGTGCATCGCTGCCACATCATTTGCCAAGATTTATAGGTGCGAGACTTAGAGAGGCTGTGTGTCCTAATCCCGCATCCGCATGACTTCTGTCTTCCTAGTCGTAGTGCGCTCCCGCTCACTACCTTCTCGATGTCACAGTCGCACCGAACCAGCCAATGCATGTGACCGTTCTTCATGCTTGATTTCTCAATCACGAGCACCTTGCCGAACCTTTGACCAACCATGTCCACAGCAAATCGACCAGTAGGCATTAGCTTCAACCTCTCGACAGACGCATCTCTTCGTCCAGGCTGCGGAGATAGACCTTGCAACTGCGGATCATCTCGATGACCAATTGCGCCGTATGCTTCGCTTCTTCGGCGCGCTGAAACTGCGGCGTCACCTCCGCGCGAATCCTTGCACGATTCGCCGCTTCATCACCCTGGAGACAGCCCAACAGAACCAGCTTGTATTCGTGATCGGCCAGGCGCTGCTCGTCGGTCACGTTGCCCAGCAGCGCCGTGAGCGTGATCAGCCATTGCCTAGACTGCTCGGGCGTCACTGCGCCGGCCAGGATGTCTCGCTGAATAGCCTTGATGCGGTCGCGCACGCTCATACCGCCGCCCCTTCGATGTCTTCGTGTTCGTGCCTCGCGCACACGACCTGCTCAGGCGCCAGAATAGCCCCGCGCAGCAAGGCGTCCTGCCACGGCAACGCGCAATGGCAGTCGCCGTCGAACCAGCAGCAATTACCACAGTTTCTCGGCAACACGACTGGCTTGTTCATGCCTGCCATACATCTCCCGTATTCAGCTGCTCGACGCGCACGCCGCACAGCCGGCCGTATCTGCCCCGCTCGTCGGCATCGCCTGAGGCCTTTAGCCGACCGCCATGAATACCGACGACATGACAGGTCGGGCAGAGGCTCAGGACATTCGCCGTCGTCGTCAGCCCACCGGCTGATCGGTAGACCAGGTGGTGCCGGTGGATGTCCAGACCGGCATACTCGAGGCAGATGCGGCAGCGCAGGCCGTCGCGCGCGTCGACCGCCACGTAGACCAGCTTGTTAGTCTGAGACTGCTTGCGCTTGCCTGCTGCCTTCTGGCGCTTGGCTGTGTCCTTGGCCGGCTTAGCCTTGGCCGTGCCGATCATTGATCGTCCCCCAGTGGCTCAACTGGATAGTCGGAGCACAACGGGCAGGTGTCTCTCTGGCGGCAGTCGCAGGCCGACCGCTCCCGCCCGTGCTCGTCTTCGCCCTCGATAAAGGTGTGGCAGTCGTAATCGGCATCGCACCACTGGCAACGATGAGTGACAGTCATGGATCAGGCCAGCAGGAAACCGAGCAAGCCCACCGCTGGCATCACCAGCGGCATGATCCAGGCGAACGGCACGTCGTCATCGGTCAGCGGTGCGCGCTGATCCAACGGCTGGTCTATTTTAGGCTTCGACTTCATCACGCGCCAGGTCGGAGCCTTCGGGTTGTCGCTCCTGGTCGGCGTGCAGAAGACCTTGACCCCGTCGATCGTGCCGGTCATGTAATCGCCCTTGCCGCCAGATCGCAGCCACAACGCGCCCAGTTCGTCGGGGTTCTTTTCAAATGCCATCACTGCTCCATTCCTTCAACGCCTGATATTCATCTTCGACTTCCGCGAGAAACTGTAAAGCCCTCGACTCGTAGGCTGCCAGTTCGTCGTCCTTGAGATGGACGCGCACCAGAAAGACCTGCAAGTGCAGAGGCAAGCGATCGTCAAACGACAGGAAGTCGCACCAACGAGCGCCCGTAATCCACATGTTGTGCGTGATCTGCGCCAGGTAGCCCCTCGGAACCACGCCCTCGCGCAGGTAGCCCACATGCGTGCTGCTCTTCGGACACTTGACCTCGACAATGCCCTGGAAGTCATCCACCGATCCGTCGAGCGAACAGCCAGCCCGGTGCGCGCGATGCGCCAGGAATCCCGTCCGCACGACCACGCTGCCGGTCAGCGACTCGTACGCCGCCAGCGCCGACGCCTCGAGGTCGATCCCGCGCTGCATCGCTGCGTTAACGTAGCCATCTTCCTGGGGTTGGCCGGTCAAGCGCTCACAGACCAGCTGCATCCGGTAATCACGACGAGCTGCTGCCTCGCCTGACTTGATCGTCGACAGCATGTCGGAGGCGCGAGAGCCGGTCAATCGACCAGCCCTCGCGGCAAACCACTCCGGCGTTTTCTGGGCGCATTCGATAACGTTAAACATCATGCGAACTCTCCGAAGTGCGTAGCCCTTGCGGCTTGGTAGGCAATCGCGGCAGATTCGGGCGCGTCAAACGTGCCAATAGTGATCGGCTTCTTGTTAACGCTGATGCGAGCTACGTAGCGGCCAGATACGGCCTGACGAACACCCATCGGCAGCGGCGACTTCTTCGCCCGTCGCTTATGGTTCCACGCGTTCTGTGTCGGCGTGGCCTCCCGCAAGTTGCACGGTCGGTCGTCGAGAGAATTGCCGTTGATGTGGTCGATCTGCTGCTCGGGCCATCGGCCGTGAGTCAGGCAAAACACGATGCGTGACCGCTTGAACTTGCGGCCGAGAATCTGCACGCCCCAATACGCCTTCCCGGCATGGGTTGGCATAACGCTTCCGGCTTCGGTGCCAACCAGATCGGTGTGGTATTTACCAGGCTGCAACCACGTCAGGGTGCCGTCGTCGTTCAGGTGCAACAGCCACCTAAGCTGCTCGGCATCGATGATGTCGAACGTCACACCGACACCTTCTTCGCGCGCGCCTTCATCATGTCCCAGCGACCTGGATCGGTTGTCGTCAGATGCGTTCGCAAAACACTCGGGGACTGCTTCCACGCCGCTTGGAGCGCCGCGGTGCCTTCGTCAGCCAGCGCTTGCATATCGGCCAGCCAGTCCGCATAACCGGCCGGATCGACCGCGGCGACCACGACGGCGGCGATAGGCTTCGCGCTGGCGGCGTTGCCGTCATCGTCAGCCGGAGCCACGCCGACCATCGCCGCCAAGCCGTATCGACGGGCATACGTGAGCGCCGATCCAGCGCCCTGAGGGTCGTCCTTCGTCGGTCGCAGGTAGAGCGTCCCAGTCAGCCACTGCCCAGATACGTGCAGCAGCATCGTGGTCACGCCGTAGCCACCATCACCGCTGGATTCAGCCGACTGGGCCACGCTCAGGCCGTTGGACGTGAGCGCATCCCGGCAGGCATCCCAAACGCTCGAGAGGTCGGCATAATCGTTCTTGAAGTGCGGGTTCTTCTTGTCCCTTTTCGCGCCCTCGATCTGGCTCTGTGCCTTTGCCAGCGCGACCGCCAGTTCGTTGATCTGCTCGGATTGATTCATCGCTTCACCTCCCTCGCATCCCAAATCTCTCCAGCCGTCCAGCCGACGAATGCCACCGCCAAAACGATCGCCACCGATAAGTACATCAGCATCATCGGTCGTCCCTCCGCTCGTCGTTCCGAGCTTCCTGTTCGCGGCCGAACAGGACATGCGAAGGCACACAGTCCGCGTGCCAACTCCAGCCGTTCCATTCGATGTCCGTGCTCGGCTCGATCAATTCGTGGCAGTAGTGGCAGCACTCCACCTCGGTGATGTCAGAGTTCTCTAGGTCGTTCATCGGATCAGTCATTCGCCGATTCTAAGCCCTGTCTGACGCCTTGTCAACTACCGACCTGCGTCGTCGGGCATTGTGCAGATTGCGGCAGGTACGGCAATGCGTGGAGGTAAATAACTTACGCTTCCCGCACAACTGGCACTTACCAGAGTCGAGGCGCTTGATCTGCCACTCGCGTTGTCGAGACATCTTCATCGGGGCAGCGTATTTGACAACGGCGCGAGGTGTCAAGCCGCCGCTCAGCCGCCCGAAATCAACGGATTCCGGCCTGTTTGGTGGGGGTTGACAGTGTGTGACCGTATCGGTCATACTCTCTTTGTTGAACGGCATGTCGCCGCGACGATCACGACGGGGGGTTACTAACATGGTGACGATCAAAGCACTTACGACGTGGCGCACAGAAGATGGTGGCGGGTATCAGGCTACGCTCGTTGTGGGCAACAAATCAGTCGCGCAGTTCACAGAGTCTGGTCAGGGCGGCCCTCTGGAATGGAACGTTACGGATTCGGTGCGGTTCGCTGCATGGGCAAAAACGCACGGCATCACGTTGGACAGCGCGTTCGTGCCATGCGATACGGCGATCGACGCTGAGGTAGCGCGTCTGGTGGACGAATGGCAACACGTCAAGCGGTTCACTCGGCTGTCAAAAACGAAGACCATCTTCAGGCTGCCGACTGACGCCGAAGGCGAGTGGCGCACTATTGCCGCGCCCTTCAACGACAAAGTTGGTGCGTATCTTTCAAAGACTCACCCAACGGCTATTCTCTGGACAAAGGAAGCCCGATGACACTAACTGCTTTGGGCGTGGGGGATCGGGTGACGTTTATCGCGTCCGGTAAAGGCGCTCGGATGGATGGGATCAATGGTCAGCGAGTCACCGGAACCATCACGTCATTCTTTGAAACCGACGACGCGATCGTGGCGGTTGACCAGTCATCGTTCGTTGGCACCATCGTGCCGATCAAGAAGTTGCGTCAAGCATGAAGAACCCATATGCCGTTGCGTTAGGTCGTCTCGGTTCATCAGACAAGAAAGCCGTTGCTGCCCGCCTCAATGCTCGCAAAGGTGGACGCGCAAAAAAGGTAAAGCGATGAGGTATCTCAGCGTGTGCAGCGGCATAGAGGCCGCGTCGTGCGCTTGGCATCCGCTAGGTTGGACTCCGGTGGCCTTCAGCGAGATCGAGAAGTTCCCCAGCGCCGTGTTGGCGCATCACTATCCAGGCGTCCCGAATTGGGGCGACATGACCAAGTTTCAGGAGTGGCCCGATGCAGATGTCGATGTTCTCGTTGGAGGAACCCCTTGCCAAAGTTTCAGTGTCGCCGGACTCCGAAAAGGACTGGCAGACCCGCGTGGCAACCTCGCCCTTACGTATCTTGCCATTGCTGACAAGTATCGGCCCGAGTGGCTGGTCTGGGAGAACGTCCCCGGCGTGTTGTCGGCTGACAAAGGAGAAGCGTTTGGAGCCTTCCTCGGAGGGCTGGGGGAACTCGGGTATGGGTGGGCCTACCGAGTCTTGGACGCTCAGTACTTCGGACTGGCCCAACGACGCAAGCGTGTGTTCGTTGTCGCAAGTCTTGGAGGCTGGCAACGTGCCGCGGCGGTTCTATTTGACTCCGCGAGCTTGCGCGGGGATTCTGCGCCGCGCCGAGAAGCGGGGCAAAGCCCTACCGCCAGCCTTAGGACTCGCGCTCCAGGAAGTGGCGGGCAAGGCACCGACTGGGAACACACCGTAGCGCCTGCGCTGATGGCCCGCGACGGCTCGTCCTTAACTGCGCCTGACTTCCAAGCCTTCTTGCCGGTGGTCACGGGAACGCTGGGGAGCCGCACCACGGCAGGCGGTGGATTGGGTGGAGACTTTGAATGCGCTGGTGGTGTGATCCCCGCACCGCACATGCTAAGCGAAGTCGCGCCTTGCCTTGACGCCTCAATGGATAAGAAATGGGGGTCAAACCAGTGGGTGGATTCGGGCCAGTTCGTGATGTGTGCGAGTGACGGCCAGCCAAACGCAGTAGTGCTCGACAATCAGTCTCCGTGTCTGACTAGCACCAACGAGCAGCCCTATGTGGCGCATACCCTGCGCGGTAACTCTGGGCGCAACCAGATCGAATCAGACTATATTGCCCATGCCCTCCGAGCCGAAGGCTTCGACGCCTCCGAAGATGGGACAGGACGAGGGACGCCGTTGGTGCCGGTTGGCTTCTATCAGAACGAGGGCAGTCACGGTAGCGGTGACAACACGAACATCGCGCCAACGCTGAAGGGTGCGAAGCATTCCAACTTCGCTGCGGTGGCCTTCGACACCACGCAAATCACCAGCGCGGCGAACTACTCCAACCAGAAGGCTGGTGACCCGTGCCACCCGCTGGCGAGTGGCGCTCACCCGCCAGCCATCGCCGCGAGTATCGGCCAGCGGATGCGGGGGCAGGACGACAGCTGCGCCGACAACCTGCAAGTCGCCGCCGGGATGCAAGTGCGACGGCTGACCCCCGTCGAGTGCGCCCGGTTGCAGGGCTTTCCAGACACCTATCTCGACATCACTTATCGCGGCAAACCCGCCGCCGATGGCCCGAAATACAAGGCGCTGGGGAACTCAATGGCCGTGCCGGTGATGGCTTGGATTGGACGACGCATTCAACAAGTGCAAGACATCAGCAAGAAGGAACTGGCATGACATGGATCGGATGGATGGCTAAGAAGAAGGCGACGCGATGAGCGACGATCGCTACAGCGTGATCCCGGTCGCCTTCCGGCTGCTCGACCTGACCGCCAGGTCGTGGCTGACTCGAGCCGAACTCGCCGAGGTGCTCGACTGCCACGAACGCACCGTGCGCCGCATCCTCGACGCGCTCAAGACAGCCGGCGTGGTCATCCACCAGCGGCCTCGCGGGACGACCACGGCGCTGGAGTATCGATCGGCGATTCGAGCGCGTCGAGCACCGGGAGGGCCGGCATGATCGCTTACCTCAGCGGCCCGATGACCGGACTGCCAGGCCAGAACTACCCCGCCTTCGAGGCCGCGGCTGAGCGGCTGCGGAGTCAGGGCGTCCAGGTCATCAGCCCCCATGAGATCACGCCGCCTGGCGCCGGCCCGTGGTCATGGGCGCAGCACATGCGGGTCGACCTGGCCGCGCTGCTCACGGCTGACGTCATCGTGCTGCTGCCAGGCT